GGGCCGCCAAGATTTAAAACAATCGCCACTGTGAATCAAGCCACCCAGTCTGGAGGCAGCATCCTGCTAAGCGGTTCCGAGGGTGCCTACGCAATGACCTCATCGATGATGAACACAGGATCAGCAGCAGCCTATACGGCTTCGCTACAGTTTCCGATTACGCAAGTCAGAGTCTCTGCATCAGCAGGGGGACTTACGGATCCCCAGGATGCTTATTTCGGCTTAAATACGTCGGCCTATTTGGTCTCAACAGACAGCAACAAGGCGGATCCTGGTTATGGTGATTACTTATATTCTCTTCCTGCTAATATAGCGGAGACGAGCACTAGGATCGAAAGCCAATGGGTTGTAAGTTTAGATGATGTAATTCGAAGTGGTTCGACCACCAATTATTATTGGGAATCTGGATCCAGAGTCGACGGAACTTCCGTCACGGCTGGGGGCACATACAAGAACATCATTGACGACGGATATACAAGGTTTACTTCGCCGCTTTATAATGGCTTCGACGGCTTGGATATCGCGGAGATTGAACCATTTAGAAATACCAAGCTATCAACAGGATCGCCCACTACAAATTATGCTATCAATACAATCAGGAGAGCAATTGACACAGTTGCAGATTCTGAGTTTGTTGAGTGTAACGCAATGACGATGCCAGGATTGATAAATCCGACTTTGACCGAACACATGATTCAAACATGTGAAGACAGGGGAGACGCACTGGCGATTATTGACATTCCAGATGCCTATACTCCGCCTGCCGAGGGAGGCGCTGCATGGGATGACCCTGCTGCAAGGATTGGATCGGTATCTTCTGCCGTAACTAATTTAGAGAACAGAGAAATTAATAGTTCTTATGGGTGCACTTATTATCCATGGGTTCAAATTAGGGATACAATCGCTGGAAATCTATTGTGGATCCCCCCAAGTATTGTAGCCTTGGGAACGATTGCTAGTTCCGAAGCAACATCGGAAATTTGGTTTGCACCAGCCGGGTTTAATCGCGGCGGTCTTACCGAGGGCTCTGCTGGATTGCCAGTTATAAATGTTAGTTATAGATTGACATCTAAAGATAGAGATAATCTTTATGAGGCAAACATTAATCCAATTGCGACTTTCCCAAGTGAAGGAATTGTCATCTTTGGGCAAAAGACCTTGCAGGCATCTCGGTCAGCACTGGATAGGATTAATGTTCGTCGATTGATGATATATGTTAAAAAGCAGATATCAAGAATTGCTGCGGGAATCCTCTTTGACCAGAATGTTCAATCTACTTGGAATAGGTTTATTGGTGAAGCCGACCCATTCTTGGCTAGCGTTAAATATAGGTTGGGCTTGAGTGATTACAAGCTTATCTTGGATAATACAACGACCACACCAGATCTGGTGGATCAAAACATTGTTTATGCGAAGATTTTCTTGAAGCCAGCCAGATCTATTGAATTTATTGCGCTTGATTTTGTAATTACAAATACTGGTGCGGGTTTTGAGGATTAAATTAAAATAATTTAATTAATATACTATTTATTAACGAGTGAGGAGAAATTAAAGCAATGGCATTTTGGACAGACGCAACAAAACACGATCCGAAAAGAAAATTTAGATTTTTGGTAGAGATCACGGGCCTTGATAATAGTTCCATTTGGTATGCTAAATCAATTACCAAGCCACAAATTACAGTTGGGACAGCAGAACACCTTTATTTAAATCATAAGTTTTATTATCCCGGAAATATTGAGTGGAATGAAATTACACTAGATTTGGTAGATCCTGTCGAGCCAGATGCAGCTAGTCAAATGGCCCAACTTCTTGTTCAAAGCGGATACCCATCCCCAGCCACACCAGAGCAGCCAGTAACGCTTTCTAAAAGAAACGCAACCATAGGTGCACTGAAATCGGTTATAATTAGTCAAATTGACGCCGATGGCGGACTCCTTGAAGTCTGGACTCTTAAAAATGCGTTCATAACGGGCGTTAATTATGGAGATCTGGCTTACGGTGATGAAGAGCTGACTCAAATTTCGGTCGCAATGAGATATGATTGGGCCGAATTGAACACATTTACAGATGGAAGGCAGTATTGGTCTGCTTCTTCCTAAAATATACTTACAAAGAGGTGAGATTTGTCAAGAAATGCCAATAGGCGCCAGTCTGGAGACTCTACGAGTCATAATAAACCAGAGGTTGCCGATGCCGCACCTACCAATGGTGCAGCTAATTTAACTTTTGCTACCCCCACGGAGTTTGTTGATCTTCCGTCGAGGGGTCGCTTTTATCCCGAAGAACATCCGCTTTCTGGTGTTGATAGTCTTGAGATTAAATACATGACAGCAAAAGAGGAAGATATTTTAACTTCTCAAACTTTGCTAAGAAAGGGTTTAGCTCTCGAAAGGCTTCTTCAAAGTGTCATCATAGACAAAAGAATAAATCCAGAAACAATGCTCGTCGGGGACAGGAACGCAGTTCTTGTCGCTTCCCGCATTACAGGCTATGGTGAGGAATATACAGTAGCTGTTTCGTGTCCAGAATGTACAGCCTCGACTGATTATGATTTTAATTTATCGAAGTATCAATTTAAAGAATCCGATGATATTTGTTTTACCAAAACAGAGGATGATACTCACACTGCACGACTTCCAGCATCGAAGCTAGAAGTGGAAGTAAGAATGTTGACCGGAAAAGATGAAAAATATTTACTGGAACAGAGAGAAAGAAAAAAGAAAAAGAAGCTGCCTGAAACAATGTTGACCGATCAACTGAAAAGAATAATTGTTTCCATTAATGGAATAACTGACACCCCCCAGATAAAGGCTGCAATTTCAAATTTGCCAGCCCGTGATTCTAGATATTTGAGAACCATATATGATCAATTAGTTCCAAATATTGATATGAGACAGGAATTTGAATGCCCATCCTGCGGCGCCACAACGGACCTGGAGGTTCCGTTCACTACGGCGTTTTTTTGGCCTAAATGATAAATATATTGAAAACGTTTATGAAGAATTTTTTCTGATGAAATATTATGGGGGTTGGAGCTTCATTGAAGCTTACAATCTTCCAGTAAAAATTAGACATTGGTTCCTGGAACGATTGTCACAACAAATAAAAAAAGAAGCAGATGCACAAAAAGCTTCTTCAAATCCCAAGAAGTGAAACTATTTCTTGGGCTTTTGACTATTTAGAGTATATAATACCGAGGGCCCCCTTATGCAACCTGTAGATGAACTAATTACCATCGAACTCGATCTTGAAGAAATGAAAAAGAATGACCGACTTAATGAAAGTTGGCTCAGAATGTTCGGCACAACGATCGAGATAATGTTAAGTCAAATGTTTGGTTGGCAAACGATTGCCAGTCTTGGCGGCATCCGTGGAAAACCCGACGATGTAAAGGCTTTTGCAAAAGCAATTGGCAGCGAAAAGAAATATATCGAAGCCGCAAAGAAGCATGGCCTAACTGATCCAAAAACTTATAAGGTTAAATCAAGCCTAGAAAGAGCAGTTGGCTCATTCGAAAAGGTCACTGGCCTTAAGTGGCCCTTTAAGGGATAAGACTATGGGAGAAATTAATTAGAAATGGGCATTAGAGACGAAATAAATGCACAACGGGCGCAATTTGAAATTGTTAAAGCCGAAATAAAACGGCTTCAAGCCACAATCGCCGCCGAGACCGATGGTACCGCCACACCAGAGCAGGTGACCCAGATGGAGGCCCTCACTGCGTCATTAGAAGAGTATACAGAACAAATGGGCATTCTTATTGAAAAATTGGGTGCCGCCACCAATGCCGGTGATAATTTTGCGATCAAAATGGGCGGCATGCTGGGCCTTCAAGAAGATTATAATCAATCTCTTCTGGGAACGATCGATCTTGCGCTGTCCACCTCCGAGGGTTTCGAAGGAATGACAAAAAGAATGAAGAAAATGTTCAAGCCGGCAAACATGCTGGCCAGCGCATTTGATAAAGTTCTAGAATCCACCAAGAAATTAGTTATGGAGCAAGATGCAGCCCTGGTTGAATTCAATAAGGCAACAGGGGCAACGCGTCTTCACGGGGAAGAACTTCTAAAATTAGAAGATAAGATGTATCACCATGGAATAATGATGGCAGAAGCAACAGCCGCATATATATCTTTGAAAAAAAGTGTCTATAATTATAGTAGCATGAGTAAGAGCACCCGTTCCGCAATGGCCGAAACAACGACCCTCCTAGAGAAAATGGGTGTCTCATCAGAAGTGACCGCGAACAATATGCAATATTCGATAGCTGTTCTTGGTCAAACCGGCGAAGCCGCCGAGAAAACGCAAAGGGAGCTATTTGGCCTTGCGGCCGCCATCGCAATGCCCCAGGCGGAAATGGCAGATGCATTTAAGGATGCAATGCCCAAATTGGCTTGGTTTGGCAATA